TCATCATCAAAATGGGGTTCAATAGATATGTTCAGTTCACGAGCTAGCCGCGCAGCTCTGCGGAATTCATCCTTGTAATACGGCTCCCATTCGTGTGCCACGATCACAAACTTCCTGATGCCCATGATGTGAGCTTGGAAGATTGATGCGGAGAATGGGTATCGAGTGGTGTAGATAACAGCACCCGTCATGCCTGTGCCACGTTTACACGCAGCAGCAATGGCATATGAGACACAGTCGATTTCAATCTTGCTGTCGGTAAGAATGCTTCGTCCGTCTCCGAGGATCTCTCGGTCACGTACAACTACACATCCACCTGGAGCGGTGGGGTGAGATGAAGCAGTGGCAATAGTTTTAGCCACACTTACGAAATACTTATCTTTGTTCTTTATATATGTTGGGTCACCTTTTGGGGCTGGCATATCACATTATGGCTTATACATTCTTATATTAGGAAGTGAATCACATAGATGCGGATACATGAATTACGAAGATTTTTTCAATGCCAATAAGCAGTTTGAGAAATGGAATACCGAGAATGGATTCATTGACGAGGTGTACAAAAAGGCATCGCCTTTCCACCTAGCTACTCCTGACTCTGTTGTATTTGGAGTAGAGGACCGGGTTAATAGCCCTAGTCATTACACAGCTGGTAAGCAGGAAGCAATTGACATCATTGAAGAGGCAATTGAACCAGCACCTAGCAGCAGCTTGGCAATGCTTCATGGTCAAGTCTTGAAATATATGTTGCGTATTTGGCTTAAGGACAATCCTGTTGAGGATGCCAAGAAAGCTCGTTGGTATCTGAATCGACTGATCGAAAAGATTTCTGGCTGACGGATCAAGCCCCCGGAGGGGGCACTAACACCTTTGGAAAAACAGAAGACCTTGATGTTGCTTTAACGTTTCATACTCACTTATGTGCCTGTTTAATATGTCATAGACTTGATTATTAGGCAAGCTCGTATGTTTAAAGAACAATGAAATACCTTGATCCATTCCCGGAACTTCAGGGTTATACCAAGACACTGGCTTAAGAAACTCCCATGGGTCAAGGTCTTGAGAGACCCAGGAGTTCAGTTCTTCAATGCGTTGAGCAGTTTTAATAATGTGAGCCTCGTGTGGCTGCACAGTTGGAATGCAGATAAGTTCGTTTTGTGAAAGCAGCGCGTGCTTCCACATCAACGTGCCATCTTTTTGGATCAACCTACAGGGATGAACACGAGCACCAGACGGTAGGTTGTAGAAAGCCTTGGGGTTGATGTGCCTACTCATACTTCACCTCTGTGCTCTTCAAAATGTTCTAGGTCTTTGGACCAGTTATCACCGGCATATTCGTTAAAGATGACACGTCCGATATCTCTGAACGTGTTGTAAAAGAGTGTCACCTTATCGATGTCACTGATCGCTTCATCTAGGGGTGGACCGTAGATCAGTACGTTCCATGTGGAAGGACAGACAGGTTCGAAGCCATTTGCTGTAGCGCGAAGCTGTTTAACTCTCCTGAAAGGAATGCATACAGGATAGTCCCAAATAATAGGAGTGGCACGAATAATTTCACTGGCACTAGTAAAGAATACGAAGCTTTTGATGTAGTTGTTGCGATACTCGTTAATGGTTTTATTAAGCCAGATACGTGTATTACGTACTGCCCCTTTAGGAGCAACCCAAACATTGCCGTGCCAGTGTTCTTGTAGTGGGTTTACTTCTACAGATGGCACAGATGTTGCATCAACTAGAACTTGCTGGACAGGATCAGATGTTGGATCAAAGTCAATGCTCCCCATCACTTGCCGCGCTCTTTCAATGAGTTGTGGCGTTGGATAGAGAGGCAGCTTTAATCCTTTTTCTTTTAACTTATCCGCTAAATTCTGCTGCGATCGATCGGAAGCTTTCTTGGCTCCCTCCTGCTTCGAGACTAAATGTTCTTGTTCCAGCATCACTGATCAAGGTTACGAGTACGTTTTGTGACCAATCATTTTCATCAACTTCTTCAATCAGTTTGCGCAAGAACTCCAGTACATCAGTGTCTTCTTCAGCTTCAGCAACAATGATGTCACTTTCAATGCTGCTACCTGACATGAATGTCGTGGAGTCGTTCTGCAAATTAATAATCAGAGATCCAGCGCCTTGACTTTCAACACCTTTGATAGCGATATTAATGAGATCAGTGAGGATGAGTTCAGCAGTTGCAGCTAAAAACTTCTGCTCCTGATCTTTTTCATCACCCCACTTATCTGATTTAATAAGTTGCTGTAGTAGGTCAGTTCGTCTAGACATAATGTAATGACTCTTGTATAAGAATAGGTTATTTAAAAGTCTGATGTGGGGTCATCCTCATCAGTTTCATGGTCCTCTGGTTGACCATGGAGTCCCAAAGACTTAGGATCTATTTGACTGGTATGGTTTCCGTTGAGCATATCCACCATGACAGCTGCATACCTCTGATCAAACAACGTGTTTGGATTAAGTATTAGCTCTTCTTTACCATCTAGGTGCTCGATACGTTCTAGCTTCTCTTGCTCCTTGATTGCTTGCTCCATTACATACTCGGCAACTTGTTGCTTCAGCGTATGAATTTCACATGCAAGCTCAAAGCTTTCTAGATAACTGTCGTGATCTACAAAGACACCAATATTTTGCGGAATAAGATGAAAAGGATTGCAGCAATACTTATTACCACAAGTAGTTTTAACGCCGGTAAATCCAAGATCACCCCAAGTAAACCAAGTAGCAACCCGCTGGGGATGATGCTGTGTAGAAGAGCTAATCCCGTGTCGTCTCCACGAAAACTGTGGTTGTTTTGTGTGTTTGTTGATGTTGCCTTGCCATTCCCAGCATTCTTCGGGTGATGCAATGTCTACTTGTGACCAAAATTTAAGAGCTTTAATTCGATTTTTCTTTAGCAGTTTGCTGATGTCAAAGGACATACGCCCTTCACGAGCACCAGCTACACAGCGAACACATGCTTGGTGACTGTCATATCGCATGCTGTGAGTAGAGAACCTGCCAAGTGAGTGTCCTGAATACAGGCAAAGCTCTCCCTCTTCTGCAGTATTGGAGAGTTGCTTGACACGCCTGCCATATGCATGGCCACCACGGCCTTTATGAGGTTGAGCTTCAGCCATCAGAATTCTCCTTCAGGTTTTACGTATGTGCCTCCCAGTGCTGGATACTGATCTTCAGTAGGCAGTGGCGAGAGTTGATTGCTAATCATGTATTCAAAACGTGTACTGTTTTCATATTTGATTCGTACAAGTTTTGATCGTGGTGTGTAGTACTCCGGACGACCCACAACTAGTGCAGTCATGCCATTAGTTTTTACACAGACACGAAGGCCCAGCTTGATATCTGTTGCTTGCATTTTATATACCTATGTATTAATTAGTGTAATTAGAAATCGTTAAGGATATGAGTTTCGTCAATCGGATCGTCCTTAGGACGTTTCCATATACGAACTGACTTTGATTTACCAGTAACAGGATCTTTCCTGCTAGTTACTAATCGTCTCCAGCCCATAGACTGCAGCACATCAGCAACACGTCTACCTTCACGTCTGCTTTGGTTACGTGGATCTAGTTCCAGTGCATGCGATAGAACATCTGCAGCAGTCACTTCCTCACGGATAGCGACATAAGCACCGATTTTGTCGAGCCATGGATCAGGATCGCCAAACTCTTGGATGTACTCCGAGATAGCAGCGATCTCACCACTGTTGAATTCGTATCCAACGTTGGCTCGATAATCAGCAACAGCAGCAGCCCAGAGGCTGTCGCGTTCTGCAATCAGTTGCTTCCAAGGAATTTGAAAGCCTGCGCCAATCTCAAGAGGAACGAAACGTCTGTTACCTGTGGAGTCCACAAGGAACTGGTTACGGTTCGTGGTTCCAATCATTACGAAGCGACGAGGCAGCTTCGATGGCAGTGATGCATAAGGGAATCGGACTTCATCAACCCGACTGGTGATCAGGTTCTTGAAGTTCTCAATGTTCCTGATGTTGAAGTAGTTATCGATCTCGGGAAGCTCTAGGAGCCACGCCACATGAAGTCGATACTGCTCTTTGATCAGTGTCTCTAGTGGAGTAGTGATCTCCGAGAACAGTGCATCAGGTACAAGGTTGCGAGCAAACATCGACTTACCAACACCCTGTGCACCCACAAGGATTGGAAGCCAGGACATTGACTGACCTGGGTTGTATGCACGAGCAACTGCGCCAATCATCATGCGCTTCATTGCCAAGGTCGCAAGCTGGTGCTTGTTACCTAGAAACACTTCACCAATACGCTCCCACTCGGGGTGAGGTGTGGAATGAGCTGCACACCCATCGAGGTAACGAGTGATAGGGCAGTAGCTATTTTTGATAGCTGCGTACTGAATAGCTGACTTGATACGAGGCTCGGGGATAAACACCCCGTGCTCACAAGCCATCTTTGTTGTCATTAGATCGAGGTCATTGCCTTCGAGCTGTACGACTTGACCATTGGGACCGTCGTACTCAATGGTGTTAGTAAGACGGTTCTTACGTAAACCAGAGAGGATCGTAGATACTTTGTCTACGTCAGCCTCACGTTCTTTGGCAGCGTCGTCATTACTTTTCTTGGGACGTCCGCGCTTCTTCGGCGCTTGTTGAGAATCCGCAAGCGGTTCTACATCAAAATCCATCGTCTCTCCTTTACTTGTTGATATGAATTCTCCAAAGTTGATAACTGGATCAAGCTCTGTATATCCAACGGCACTACCTGCAGCACCAAAGCGGAGCTGACTAGGTAGTTGTCTAGTCCAATTGGGATCTTGCTTTTTAGCAAGCGAATACAGTTTAGTATGACCTGCATATTTACCAAGACCTTTCCACTTAAACCTTCGGATATTTTCTTCTTTATGACCATGATGACCACGGATTACCCAGTCAACCCAGTCATCAAAGATCACTGTCCCTACGCCTGCACAAGCGGCCATAACGGGCACGTAGTAAGACTCGTACTCATCGTCGTTTGAGGGCTCTAGGAACTCACGCAGTAGCCACTGGCAGCGTTTGACATCGATCTCTGCACAGTCAGAGTGAGTAAACTCTGCGGGCTCGTCGTAGTCAATGTCATTAAGCAGAAAGTCAGGGACTTCTGCGCCAGGATTTAACTTAGTTTGCGTCTTTTGGTTGCCATACCAGAGCCGTTCAGGCTTTTGACCACAGTTGTCTTTGAGTTCTGTAAGACCTAGGTCTGCCAGTAACCGATTGACAATGAGCCAGTAGGCACCACGGTGCTGCGCGGAACTCTCTAGATCTATAGCTAGAGGGAATAGAGCACGGAATCTGTGCTCTTCTTCTGTGTAAGAAGCAGAGGTATAGGTACCTGCACACCACTGTTGTGCGGTGTCGGTAGCCCAGAACGTATCAAGTGTGGTGTCACCATCGAAGTCAATGACTACGAGGTTGCTACCAGCAGCATTATCAGCGAGCCTGTGCTTCTGATGAAAATGGGTAGCGCACCAGCCATAGCCGTTGCCTACCCATCCCATTAACCAGTCGATATCGACTAGTACGTTTGACCAACCCCGTGCTACTAGCTGAGGGTTTTGTTTATTTACGCAGTTCTTATTGACCGCGATCTTCAGTATTTTCGTCACTCTCTTTATCGTGGAACATTTTACAACGCGTCAGAAACTTTGCTTCGAATCTATCCATCTGATCTGAATCGATGAATATGCCTTGAGATGTTTCTGGTGTAGAAACAATAATCAAAGCAGCATCACATTTATAGCCGGTACGTTCAAACAATGCAAGGCGATAAGCCGCCATTTGTTGAGCACACTTCTGATACTTTCGAAATCCTCCGAACCCAGCGCGGTCACCTTTTTCAGGGAAGACAGCAGAGTAGGGAGCGTTACTTGTCTTGAAGTCAGCGATAATTTTTACACCACCGATTTCTCCAATCAAGTCAGGGCATCCAGCGTAAAGATGCTCTGTTGACCAGACATAGGCAACCTCACGATCGTCAGAGCGGAGGTGATTCCAGTCAGGTCGGAGTGGTCTTTCACTCCAATGAAGTGTATCAAACCAGTCGAGGTATTGGGTCATTCCCGTCCAGAAATCTTGATATTCTTCTGGGACACCTGGATCTAAACCACGTAAATAGTTTTCACACCCAAGGTGAATTGCTGAACCTCTAGTTGATGCAGCTTCTAATGCACCAGGGTTATTAGCTTGCCAGTTGCGTAAACCAGCTTTTGCTTTCTCTGTTTCCGTAGCAGATAAGACTGTAGTAACAGACGGCATGTAAAGTCCCGAACATAAATACTTTCGGTAGCCACTGGCAGTTTGAATCCTGTACGGTTTATTTACCGCTTCTTCTGTGGTATCAGGCATAGTTTATCTTTGTGTATTTTTCTGTGACATAGAGCGCATACAGGTATGCATTTAATAACTTCATCCCACCAAGTGGTGTACGCCTGACTCAGTGAACCTTTGATATCAAAGACTTTGTCTTCTGGATATACGTGGTGCCAGTCAATTAGATCTGGGTCTGATTCGGCGCATAAGACACAAGGGAATCGGGATAAAATTTCTTTGCGTTTTGTGGAATTTTGTCTGCGATTCTTATCCTTTGTTGCTTTGTGCTTTGCCTTTTTAGCAGGATCCGCCAGATACATTCGTCGATAGTTGGCTTGCTTTGACGGATCCTTGTATGGCATTAGTAATCGTCCCCCACGTCTACTTGTTCTTGGAAGTTCTGGCTATACGTTGCGCCCGTATCTGTAGGTGTGGTTTGCGATTGAAACATTGAGTACATCGAACCTACAGCCTGACCACATGCTTCAACGACTTGACCCATTGCAGTCACTTGCTGTGACAATGCAGCTACTTCCTGACGAAGAGCGATTGTGTGATCCATCAAGTTGGGTACTGGTGGAGCTGGAGGAGTTGGAGGAGCTACAGGTGCAGCAGGCATTGCAATTGCTGCTTGATGTGGTGACTCGGGTGGATACTGGGTCTGATGTTGTGCAATAGCTTTTTGTTTTGCACCTTCAATGATTTGTGCAATGCGTGCCTGCATTTCTGGAGGCAATCCATCGGTGTTTACGTTTGACATTAGAATTCTTCTTTGATTTGTTTAGAAACGATTTCTTCAACCAACTGGCTGAATGCATT